ATAAGTTTTCCAAGTTTGAGGCAGGCGGAAGGCAACACATTCCAAGTGCCATCCCAATACACGCCTTTAAGAAAAGTCATACCGTTCACACCAGAATGGAATTTTGTTTTAGTCTTTAACCCCAACTCAGGGCTAAATTCATCAAAAGATCTGAGATCACCAGAGGTCCTCGCTAACAACCAGCAAGTGTGAGCTTGTATATTGTGGAGTGAACCCAAGTCGGAAGTGGTTCCGATGCCAGTTCTCATATTCGGCCTAGACAAAACATCTAACCTCGTGAGCAACGTCGGATCTGTATCAAGATCTTTTGGTACACTCATAGTGGCTTTCATCGGCATCGAATTTATAGCAAAATGGTAGGCCCACCAACCTCCAAACAACTCCAAAGGCATCACGGGGTCTAAAATAACAGAATCTCCCTGGAAAAACTCCTGGGCTTGGGACTGGTCATAAGATGAATAATCTGACTCCATGGCAACAGATCCAAACTCTGAAGCATATCGCCCGAAACTAACAGAGGTGTCGTCACAAGACACTATCACCACCAAAGCGTCGTCGTCCCGATGCAACCTAGAATAAAAATCCAGCTTCTCTTTTGTAACAGTCGCTACCACAAATCTGACCTCATATCTTCCCACTTGCCAAGAATGTTCTCCATCATATGTCGTCTTTATTGTTTTTGCGATGAACCTTGCAACAGGGAGAACCTTAGTCTGGACTGTGGTATCAACGTTCTTGACTGACCGGGGCTTGACTCGCACAGGTTGACCAGGGATGGATGCTGACTTGACCGTCTCGTCGTATTTAACCTGGAATTTGGTTTTAAATCTCTCTTCTCCATTATCAATCCTATCACAGGCTTCCATGAAAGCTTTTCCTTTTTGACCCTTCAAAGCAAGAGCACACTCTTCTCTCGTGGCCTTGCGGTGTTCAGGATCATACAGCATATGCTGTTGTAATAGCTTCCAAACCGGTGTCAAAACACGGACTAATCTTGCCCGAAATGCTTTCTCGACTGTTGGAGTGGTGAAATAGCCAAAATCATCCACAAAATCTCTACATCCTGCGGCGCTGATAGTTGACCACATTGATCTCTCTGGCTGGTACAAATGTCCGGATGTCACAATCAATGGATTGGTGAACAAACTTTCTGGAGCAGATGAACAACTCTGGCACATAAGGGTTTCACTCGGTACATGGTGACATTGACAAGGCCCGTACATAGTCCTCTGTCTAACCTCATCGAGATCCCCCATAATATTGAGCTGAGCCAAATTGAATTGTGTTCCATTTTCACTCTTCCACAACAAGAACGACGATCTCCAATCCTCCATTCGGAACGCGTCTGTGGCCTCAAAAGCCCTAAGCCAGAATCTGCCTGGGTTAATGACACCTTCGTAATCTGGTGGTTCCCCATGGCTCCAGGCTTCACCAAATTGGCTCAACCGATTCTGGTCGTCAGCAACCAAAATTTTACTCACTAAGGTTTTCCAACCCATCCAAACGAGGGCACCACATCCCGCAATGAGCAGGGGCCAGGGGACCATCCCAGGGGGAGCTGGTATCAAAGACGCAGTGGCGTTGTAGGCCAAATGACCC